CCGTGGCGCTCTCGAAAATCATGCTCGTTCCGTCGTTCGCCAACCCTAGGCGGCGCCGAACATACACGAAAACGCCAGTGGCCGAAGGCGTTGCGGTCACAGAAGGGATGGCGCCAGTCGGACCTGCGGTGCAGGTAAAGGTGTTCGTGGTCGGATTGACGCTGGCAACGACAAGCGAAGCGTAGTTGAAACGCGAGTCAGCGCATCCGTAAATCCCGATACACTGGCCAATGCTCAGTCCGTGCGGCGCGGCCGTGGTGACGGTGAGCGTGGTTGTGCTTTGAGAGATTACGGAGACAGCAATGTCCGGGACCGCTGCAATCGGAGTCTCGTCATCCACCACTTCAACGGAAAACTCCTGCCCAAGCGCATTCTGAGAACGGTGGATCCCCAGCGAAAGCTCAATCGGCATCGGCCAGCTTTCAGCCGTCTCCACAATCGTTTCCGTGCCAGCGTTAAAGGGAGACTTGGAAATATCCAAGTAGGACGCACCCAACGCGTTTCCTTCGGCAAGCACAAGGTCTCCGGACCCCAGCGACTGATTCCACAGACCTCCAGTGTTTGGGGCGTACGCTTCAAAGGCTTCCCGGAACGGCGTCACGTTCTTCGGGTTTACGTAGTGGTATGCGGATCCGGGCGTGATACTCATGGTGTGAAATGGTTAACGCTGAAAAATGTGAACGCTAAAAAGTGTGCGCTGCTGGTTTCCAAGCCCCCCCCCTAATATGCCTCCGATTGTGGCGGTGCCAGTGGTCACACCCATCCGGACGGAATAGGAAACCGTGGATCCGTTTGATAAAACTGAATTCAGCTGATCGAAAAAGCTGAACACCACATTCATTCGGTGATTTACTGCCAACGCAGAAAAAGGAGCCGCGTAAACAAGCGTGGCCGCTCCGCCATCAATCACTCTAAAAACTGATACGACAACCGTTGAAACTGCGGAGGCAACGACAGGAGAGCTAAATGACACTACTGCGAATGGGTCACCTTCATTCCTTAAACCAGAAGCGCCGACTACACCTGTTGCACCGTAATCTGTGGCAGAAGAATAGTTGGCAACCTCCTGTCCTTCAGTAATTAGTGGGGAACTATCATCGAATGGAATAACAGTGTTTATAACTTGCGCAATTACTGTTCCAAGTGTTCCAAACGGAACAAATAAATCCTTGTAAAACAAAGCACCAAGACCACTAACCGAAGATGCGTGTTTTAAAAACTTCGCTTTTCCAGAACTTGGTCCGTCAAATGTACCCCAAGAGCCAGTCGTTGCGCTCCGCACTGCAAGCCTTCCACCTGTTGACGTGGAAGTAAGAGTGTCTAAAGATTGAGACACAGTAATGTCCTGAACGTCCCCCGTGCCTGCCGACGTCCTGCCTTTCAGAGTGCCGCTTGCAATGTGTGCCAACTTCCCATTCGTGACCGCTTGCGTGATGATCTTTTGGGTGGTTACCGAAGCGTCCGATGGATCTGCCTGGGAGGCAACCCAGTTCCCTGCCACCACCCCAGTGGAATGGTACACCTTGAGCGTGGATCGCTCGAGCCCAAGCTGGCCGAGGAAGCTTGGCACCTTCAGTGCCCGCTCAGACGGGTCGGCCCAAGTGGCAACCGGGTTGTTCACCAGAGGAGCCGTCAGGCTCAGGAAGCTGACCATTTCTTGTGAGGAGCGGAAAACCAACTGCCCAGCTCCGTCAAGCCCGAGGACCGAAAGCGGAATACTGGGTTTCTCGGTGGGCGTTGCGCTTGCTTCAGTAACCCGGAAGCACTGTCCAATTTTCCGAAGCGCCTGCTGCACCAAGTACGTCAGTTTATCCAGAGCGCGCTCATGTGAGGCAGCCGGGAAAGAGTCGTTGCTGGCATAGGTGGTCAACTGAGTCGCCGGGACTTCCCTATAAAAAGTGAGCGTAGATTCAGGAGGCCACGGGGAAAGCGTGGTGACCGTGCAGCCTGCCGGATTACCAAGCCCCGAAATGGTGTAACCGCCTGAAATTAAAACCTCCACCCCGGTGGCGGAATCGCGTGCAACCACCACCAAGTCCGTGGTGTTATCAACCCGGAACGGGATGTTGTATGGGATCGAGTCGGAATCGTTTCCGATGAACGCAATCTTACTTGATGAACTTTCGACGGACATTGCGAGTGTTTTTACGGTTTTTCCGTAAGAAATCCAGCTTCTATTTTGAAGACGTTTTTTCTCCGCTCACATTCTGAAGCAGTTTCGCTGCGTCTGTTGCCACATTGCCCATCACAGACAAGGCCGCTGCGTTATCGGAGAAAAGCCCCATTGCAGAAAGCAGCGTGTTCATCCCCTGCACCACCTGCGCCGCAGACTGGTCACCCTCCAACAGGGATTCCCCGGCGCGTCCGGTTTGCTTGAGTTTTGAAAACAAGGTCCCGCCGTCCCCGGTGAGCGCGTTGAATCCCGGAATGCCGTTCAGCGGTCCGGTGACTGAGGCAATGGCCAACCGCTTTGCGTTCCACTTCTCTTCGTCGTCGTCTCCCTTCATTTCCCTCCAAAGGTTTTTGAGGATCTGCGTGAATAGGCCGCCGACGATGAATGTTAGAAACATGGTTTTTGAAATCTGAGAGGCATTGCCTCCCTGCAACGCCCATGAAGTAAGCGCAATCTTCTGCCTTGCTTCGCTCGCAAATGACCACCCAAGGCGAGCCATTGGGTGCGTTGCCGTCAATTCAGCGAGCGAACGGTTAGCGGCACGGGTGGGCTGCGCCACGGCCTCTGTGTCCTGTGCAGCCTGTTCATGCGCAAACATGTCAACCTCTAGTCCGGTCAAATTTAGTTCCGCAGCATTGCCTTTGTGAAAATCCAAAAGAATTGCATACGTTCCAGCGGTGAAGAGGGCGTCCGCCCCCGTTATCAATTTCCCTACTTGTCGAGCGGCATGCTTTATCAAATTGGGTTTGCCTGCGTCTCCAAGGGCCTGCATCGCCTGTTGAACGATTGCCGGCGCCTGCTTGATTCTACGCTGAATGAACTCGGATTTGATTGCGTCTCCCCACCCAAGTTGACCTGACATCAGCTTTGAAAGCCGAAGAACGTATGCGCCCAACGGCATTTTCACTGACGCAGCCGCAAGCTGGGTTGATTGAACCATGACCGTTGAAGCCCGACCAAAGAGCGCCATCATGGACGCACGGCCGAGCATTCTACTCAACTGCCTGCTGATCGAAAGGCTGGCCGCGGCTTCACGGATTCCGCCCTGTGCAAAGTAATTCAGCCACCCAGTCAGTACCGTCTTCCCTTCCGGTCCTGCCTTTGCATCAACTGCGTTCGTGACGTCCCTATGCGCGAGGATGGCTTGTGCATCAACTGCAAGATCGTAGTAGGCCGCCCAGTGTTCCATGGACCTCTTGTGCGCAAGAAAGACCTTCAGGGCGTCCCTGAAGTTGGGTTCAGCCACGGCAGTCAAAGACCGGCTTCGAAGTGAGCCAGGGGTGAGAATTGAGCCCGAAACCGGGGCGCCAGACACAGGGTCGACCGTCTGCCCGAGTTTTGTTTGCTGCGGGTTTGCCGAGATCGGAGAGTAGTTTTCATGCTTAGGCAGGGAAACCCCGTGGCGCTTTTGATACAACGGATTCAACTCGGCATGCTCTGCATCGTATTGCTTTCGCAACCAATCCATGACCTTCACGGCCTCTGGTGAAAGAGACTTGGTAAGAGCATCAACAAAATCTTGGTTGTAATGCCAAGCGTCAGCGGGCTGCCCATTTTCGTTAAGCTTCCCGATCATGTGCCGCTTCCCGTCCTCCTGCATCCACATCAAGACGGCCGTCAATGCTTCCAGTTCTGAAAACTCTCCCTGATCGGTTTTGATCGAACGCTGGGAAAGCTTGTAATGCAGCCGTTCACCATCAACAACACCCCCAGCCATCTCTGTGAACAGGTCGCTGATTGCAGTGTTCAGCGAATCCATTTTGTCCTCAAGTTGGTTTGAGGCTTCCATTTCACGCTTTCTGAATTCAGCGCCGAACTTTGATTCGGCCCCGAAAAGGTAGTCCACAACCTGAGAGAATGATGAAAGGTTCAGAAGCGCGGTCAAAGATTTCCCGGCAACAGAAACCGCATTCTTTTCGGCTTCAACCCTCTCTGCACGGACTCCTGTTTTTCCGGTGTCTTGAACAAGGCCCTTTCTTGCAATCTCACGGTCCTCCTTAAGTTGAAGCTGTTGGAATTTCCAGCGTGCCCACCCTTCACTCCCAACAAGTTTCACCGCATCAATCGCTGAAACAAGACGTGCAGAGTTGGCATTTTTTATGTCACCAAGCAGAGGCAGGATGTCCCGGATGGTTCCGTTTTTGATAACGTCTTCCGGGCTTGCGTCTGGGTCATTTGCAAGCGCGTCGTATTTTGCAACCAGCGCCGCCACCTCCGTGGTATCCATGACCATTGCAGCCTCCGCCGCGTCAAGAATTTCTTGCGCCTGCGCTCCAATCTTTCCCTTTGGTTTCTTGCCAGCCTCACGCTGCGGACGGTATGAGTCAAGAACCCGATCAAGCTGCGCCCGGTATTCCTTCCGAAGCAGTTTTTCTAGTTCGGTTTCCGCTTTGGTAAGTCGCCTCGAAAGTTCGTTTGCTCTTCCGGTTTCGGTCTTCAGATTTGCAAGCTGAACAAACCCGCCAACGCGCCCACGGACCTCGGCGGGGAATGCGGATAGAATGGCGTTTAGTTCTCCGACCACCTGAGCCGTCCGGGCCTGCCGCGTGCCTTCGCCGGTGGCAGCCGCCAGCGCCTTGGAAAGCGCCAAGTTGGCCGCCCTCAGTTTGGTTCCGTGAACCAGTCTGGCGGTGTTTCGCTGCTTGTCCGTGGTGGCTTCAGCGAGGGCTGCGTCCCGCTCTGCGTCGATCCGCGCCACCTCTGCGTCATGCGTGGCCTTCGCCTCTTCGATGATGTCCGCAGGCTTGCGCGTGTCGGCCGCTTGCGCTTCAGCGATGGCAGCACGGTTTCTCTCCACCAGTTCTCGAAACTTTTTCTTCGCGCGTTCATAGATCTGGATCCTTACGGTGGGCTTTGTTTTCAGCGCATCCATCTGCGCCGCCAACTGCTCCGCATACGGCGCCGCCCTGCGGCCTACGCTGAAGCGGGCTGACCTCTGAAAGTCAAATCCGCGTACAACTCCGTCTTGCTGGAGGGAACCCTCCCGGGAATCCATCGAGGTATCTGCGCCACCAGCTCTGCGTCCAAGGGGAATGAAAGGGCCCCCGTCGAGAACATTTCCAGCCACGCCGCTTTGTTGAGCATCATACCCGAATTCAGTATTGGCCCAGCTTGGAGGCTGAATTCCGCCTGAGAGATCCCAAATCCTTCCGCGGACATCATCAATTCCGGATTTTCCTTCTGCGTGTTCATTCCAAAGTGCGTCAAGTTGTTGAGTGAGTTTCCCAGATGTCTTCTGTTCCTTGGTGAATAGTAGTCGGACGGCTTCCCATGTCACGCTTTGAACTTCACGGGCAAGCACCTGCCTTCCAAGAATCCTGCTGAGTTCATCTGCAAGCTCTTTGTATGCTGTGGAAAAAATTCCGTAGGTTCCGCCAACCCCCACAAAAGAGTCACTACCCGCTGCTCCAAAGTTGTCTTCTACCTCCTTTGATGTTCCAGACAACGAATTCAGAAGAGCGGCAGCAATCGCGTGGGTGTCAATTGTGACATACCCCTTTGCGTTGTGCGGGTCTGAAATGTTGTTGAAGAAATTCCTAACCTTGTGCTCTTCGCCAAGGTTTCTCGAAATGTTCTCAAGGCTTCCATCGTCAAGTATTGAAAAAGCTTTGGCTATGAAGTTGTAGCTGCTCCATGCGACCACGGCCGGCTCACCCTTTGACGTCAGAGCAATCTCACCACGTCCGCCTTCTGGCAGAATAATCCTGTATGATCGGTCGCCCTCCATTTCATCAAGGGCACGGAAAAGACGGGCTTTCCCGTCGTAGTCAAGTTGACTCCATGGCTTCCCAACAGCGCGAGGTCTAATGGCTTCCCATTTTGCGTTTTTCTTTATGAACTCAACCCTGGCTTTTTCTCGCTTTTCAAGAAAAGCGGACTTTCGTTCACGCTCTTTTTTTCTGTGATCCTTTTTGCGCTGTTCTTCTGAATCGTTGAATTCCTCCTCTGAAACTCCAGAACGCTTACTCCATTTCTTTGGTTTGAAAATTCGAGGCTTGAACTCAGACTCTGCAACAGCTTTGACCTCTTCGACATCGTTGTTGTAGCAGTAGTCAAATCTTTCTTGGGTGAAGACAAAGTCTTCCTTCATCGCCCGCTTCCAGATCCGCATGATCCTTTCGGCCATGGACACGTTCTGAAACCAATCCTTCTGAGGGCTTTCAACCGCAAGCACTCCGGCCGCTTGCTCAACGGTTACCCCGTAAAACTCAGCGCATGCTTCTGCAATTTTGTTTGCCCCCACATACCAAAGCTTTGCCCGCTCCTTGTACTCTTCGGGGAACTTATCCCACAACCAGAGCAGGTTGCTTTTCACCAAATCAATGAAGTGCCTAATGACTTCATCGTCAGTTCCAGCGGCCTGCTCGTCGGTCAAATACTTTACCGATCTCCCTCCTTCTTGAACTCCATCACGAAGATTCTGGGCAAGCTTTGCCTTTAGTTCTTCGGACTGGTTGACGGCTTCAAGGTTGATGTGGAGAACCTCTTGTGATTCCACTGCCTTTTTTGCAGTTGGAACTCGGGTGGAAACTGTTCCACGACCTCCAATGTACTCAGCCGGCGCAAGGTTCAGGTGCCTTTCATCAATGGCAGCTTCCTCCTTGGGTGCCTTTTTCTTCCTGACGCTGAAGCGCGTGACAATTTCAGCGGGCTGCCCGGTCAGATCCTGAGCGGCTTTCATTGCCGCTTCCTGCTCTTGCACTGCTTCAGTCAGGCCAACGGACCTGTTCAGGAACGCCACCCAGTTCGCATCAATCTTCCCTTCTCGAATCAGCCTTTTGAGCTTGGCTGCGTTTCGGAATGTCTCCCGGAAAAACTTTGCCATCCGCAAGAAAAACGACCGAACGCTCTTGGGAAGGTTGCGGATGAACCGGGTGTTCCCTGCGAAATAGGCCCGCACCATTTCAGCCACGCCTTCATCCAATACCTGATCGGAAAACGTCTGCGGCGCCCGGTCACCTTGGAACGCACGCACTGCGGCTTCCGCCTGATCCCGGGTGATTGTGCCTGCGTCCATCTCCTGCCTGAACCGGAAATGCCCCTCTTCTTCCACAACGTCCAAGGGGTTGGAGCCGACGAACACCGAGTTGACCACGCGCACCATGCCATCCCGGACCTCGGTTACATTCTGTCCGAACACTTGGGCTTCGGAAGGCGCAAGCCCTTCCAGCCCCGCAAGCTGCATCCGTTCCGCGATCTGCTCCGGCGTTGCAAGCTTGTCGTCCTCCAGCGTCACGATCTTCGGCACCACCTCCCATTTGCGCTTGTCGGAATCCCGCATTCCAAGCCAGTCGGCAAGCTCGCGCACCGCCACGGCTGCCCCGGTCTCCTCCCATTCGTTGCGGCTTTGCAGCGCCAAGGATGCCGTTTCTGGATCGTCAAACGCCATGGACGAACTTCCGTCCGGCTCCACGATCCGAAACTTCCCGCCCTCATAAACCATGGTGGGCGTCTCGTTCGACGTCGCTGCCACAGTCTCACGAGCAACACGGGCCTCCGCCTCCGCAATGCCCGCCCTAATGCTCTCCGGGGTGCGCTTGCTCTGTTCCTCGAAAAACACGGCCTGCCGCGCCTCGGGCGTTTCCTGCGCCACGATATTGGCTGCCACCTCCCGAGGGAGGCCGTACTCAACAAGCGACTGTTCGCTCGCCAGTAGATTCCTGAATGCCGTGGTTTCCCGGATCCCGGCGGCTCCTGCGCCGAAGATAGTCCACGGCAACACCCCCAAAAAGGTTTCCAGGCGGGTGCCGCCGAACTCCTGCCATTCCTGCGCCCAGGTTACGCCATCGATGTCTTTGTTCAGGGCCGCCCCGATGGATTTGACAACCGGCAAGGCGAGGTATTGAAGCGCCTCTTCCACGTTCTGCTCAAGGACGTTTTTGCCCAGTTGAATCCCTAGTTCCTTGAACAGATTGACGTTCGGGGTGCGCAGCGCCTGCACAAGCTTGGACGTGGCTGGAAGAAGCCCGACTGCGTTGCGGATCTGAAGCATCTCGATCCCGCCCTCAATGGTCCCGGCAACCGTTGCCATGGCAAGTGCTGACCGTGGGTCGATGTCGGGTTGGTCCGCCACAATCCGCTCATAGGCGGAATCCACAAAGCTTGCAGTCATCCAAGGCAGCCCAACGCCCGGGATGGCTCCGGCCACCATCTGCGGCGCGGATCCGGCTAGCCCAACCGCCATGGTTTCGCCCACCCAACCGATCCCGGTCTTGTACGCTGGACGGATCGGGTCAAGGTACTGCCTCGACACCTGTTCAAGCTGATTTGTGATCTGGTAGAACTTCAACGTGCCCTCCAGCTTTTTGGTGAGCGCCGGGATCTCTGAAGCCGGGACCGGATCCGCAGCTTGCATCGAAACCTCCAAACCGAACGCGCCTTGGACCGCCGTTAAGCTTGGCGTAATCCTACCCCCGCCCAAGTCGTAAACTGGCTTCCCATCCTTGATCGCTTCAAGTGCGCTTGCAGCATCAGCTGCAGACAACGCCTGCGAAACCTTGGAAAGCCTCAATGCGTCCAGCCCTCGGGAGGCTGAAATGCCCATGTTCTTGAAAACCTTTTGAAGGTTGCTTACCGCTGCCCCGGGATCCTCGGGAGACATCGAAGCCGCCCCGGCGACAATGGCACGGAGCACGTCAGCCCGTTCTGCGTCGGGCAATTCCATGAGCCGGGTTGCAGCCTCTTCACTGAGTCCTGCCCCCTGGTTGATCCACTTGGTGCCACGCTTGAGCGTGTCCAGCGTTTCCAACACAAGCGGCCGGTGTTCGGTGGCAACCTTGAAAGCCCTCTGGAATGCGTCCCGATAGGCTACCGACTGCTCCAGCCCAAACCCCCAGTTCGCATCAAAGCCCGGCGCCTTCTCAGCGCCTTTCCGCCACTCAGATTCCGGTGTGCTCCAGTCCGGCGGGGCATTCTCCAGCGCACGCTGGAAGCCCCGGGAGGCTGCGTCGGCGTCACGTTGGAAGGCCAGCTTCGCTTTGTCTTCCCCGTCTTGGTACTGCCGAGATACCTCAGAGTACATCTCCAGATCCCCGGAGTCCTTCTTACCAAGGGTGGCCTGCGCCCACCTCGCCCGGAGCCCCTCGTAAGTCTTCGCGGCCGTGTCGTAATCCATGCCCCCGGCTTCCGCCAGAAAAGCGGTGTTCGCCACGCGGGCCTTCACCTCGTCGGGGTTATCGGTCGGGGGGAGCCGGAGTTCCTGTTCCTTGGTCCAGAGCCCGCCCAAGTCAGACACCGACTTGAAAGACTGCCGGAGCCGGGCGGCCCCCTCCCGCGCACGGTCAGCGGCCTCCGCCTCAGATGCTGAAACCCAAGTCCGAAGGGCCGTTTCAATCTGCGGTTTCCGCTCTGGCGATGCATTCGGGTACTCGTCCGCCAGCTTGTCCGCTTCAAGGTCGGTAATCATCGGTCTTTTTTAGGGCTTTCCATTGGGCCGGTCAATGAACCCGGTGAAACAGGTGAACTGCCTTTGTTTGCAGGTAAAGGGGAATACACATCGGAGGGTTTTGGAGTGCCTCCAAACAAGCCCTTCACTTTATTCATGGTGCCGCTTTGGGTCTTGGTTGGGGAAGTAAATGTTTCTCGCCCAAATTTTTCAGCACCAAAAATTCCAAGGATTTTGTTAGCTTCTAAAACTGCATCTGTGCGTTTTGATGTTGGATGCTCACGCAAAAAGCGGTCAATGCTGTCGCTCGCCTGATTGTACCTTTTCAAGGTTTCATCACGTTCATCCCGCTTTGCTTTCCACTGTTCAGACTTTGTCTTACCCCACTCGCTGATCCAAAAATCCAAAACCGTTTCTCCGGGCATTTCTTTATTACCTTTAAAAAAATCTTCATGGAGTTCACCAAATTGACCAGAGTCACGCGCCGCTTTTAAAACATCTCTTGCAAGAGACTCCACTTGGCTTGAAGGTGTCCTCGGGCCTGCCTTCCTTGAAATGCGGTCAAGGAATCCCTGCTTAAACCCATCAGGCACAAATGCCTTCACCTTCCGTTCGATTTCGTACCGCTTTTTGCCGTCTGGGTCAGAGGTCGGTTCGTAATCGTCGATACCTGCATCCAGTTCGTTTTTCAGATCCTCATTCGGACCCATTTTCCTTGAGAAAAGAACCTGCGTTTCAGCCTTGAGCTTGTCGTCCCAATACGATCCCGACAAGCGTTCTGCATCTTCAAGCGAATCGAACTGGTTATTCTCAAAAGAAAGCCGAATGCGTTCCAACAAATCGGCCTTTCTTCGGTTGATAGAACGGCCTGCCTCATCTTTCAGCTGTTCCCTGTTTCTAATCGTCAATCTTGTAAACTGGGTCGGATCATTAAGCGAGGAAAGTGCCAAGATCGGATCCCCTTCAATGGCATTTTTTGCCATATAAAGTTCAGACTCAGACGCAATCCCTTCGGCCATTGCGTTTGCTGTATCTCGAGAAATAAGCCCTTTTCGATCCAGCTCCGCAACGACCTCACCAGCGCCAGCCCAATCACCACGAGATTTTTTCTGTTCAAGGATCTGCTCATGCGCGTTCATCGAACGCTTGAAAACTTCGCGGTTTGCAGCCGTGGTCAGGTTGGCGATCGACTCACCTTCCAGCTTCAAGGCGCTGCGCTCAATCTTCTGCCGGGCCAGCGGTGAAAGCTTCTGGTCACCAAGCACCTCCTGCTTCACTTGCGAAAATCGGGACTGCCAGCCGCTCACGAACTCGTCTGTTGGTGTGCTCGGTGTCAGCCTTGAAGTGTAGTCAGCGAACTCAACCTGCATGCGGTTGCCCGCCTCGATTGCGGCCGTGTCCGCTTCTGCTTCCGCCTTCGCCTGCGCAATCTTTCCGAGCATTCCAGCGATCTCACCACCGGCCTGCCCAAGCGCCTGCAAGCCCTTAGCTGGGCCGTCAAAGCTTCCTTGCTGCAACAGGCTGCGCTGGTACTGCCTACCAAGCGGGGCAAGATTCACCTGCCCAAGGGATCCGATGTTCCCGGGGCCTTGCTGCACAGGCGCCGGAGCGTTCGGAATGTCTGCGAGTGGGATGCGTGGCATGGGTTAACGTGAGGAAGTGCTGGTTGACCCGGTCGAAACCGTGCCTGTGGTTTTGGTTTTTGAGCCGCTGCCGTAAGCTGTCATTCCGGTTGAGGCCGCCTGAGAAACTCCAGAAAGCAGTGTCGCGTAGCTCTGGGTTTTGTATCCCTCTGCGGCCGCACGCCCCTGCAACTGCGTCAGTTTTGCTTCATCCAACCCGATCTTGCGGGCCGCCTCCGCTGCCTTGCTTTGAAGGTCCAGTACATACTGGTCAGTCTGTAGCCCGAACTTTGTCAGTTCCGCTTCGCGCTGAAGCGCCCGGCTCCGCAGGTCGGCTTCATACGCCACGTCCTGATTTTGAAGTTCAAAGATCCCAGCCGTTTCAGCCAGCACTGCAATCGGGCTTCCCTCAGTCATCACGCCCGCTTTCGCATAGGCTGCCCGCTGCGCCGCAAGCATGCGCTGCTGCTCTATTCTAGCACGCTTCTGCTGTTCATTTGCCGTCTGCTCAATTTGCCCGGCCTGCTGCTTAATGACTTCAGCCTGCTGGCTCTGAAGTTCTAGCGCCCGCTGGTTGATTTCATTCTGACGGCCTGCAAGCGCGGCATTGATCTCAGCCTGTTGTCGCTGAATCGCGGCGTTGTACTCCGCAATCTTCTTTGAGTTGTCGGCCTGCTGCTGCTGTCCGTAAGCAGAAACACCGGCCGCAGCCACTGCGGCAACTGCTGCAATGATTGCTACTGTTCCACCAGCCATATTTTTAAACCTTTATAACTAAATGCTTCATTCCGTCATCGGTAAGTTTAAACCCATTTTTTTGAAACGCTTTTGCTAGGGACATCGTTTTGCAATAGGTCAACATTATGCTGTAACCATTTTGAGAAGCGCACATCCGAGCCGATGCGGTTAGGTGCTCAATCGAACGGAGTACGTCACGCGGTGGCGTCGCTGGGTTTCCAACCACGAACTCAAGCATTGAAACCCCGCACGAATTATCCATGTAGACCCATCCTGCAAGGCATGGCTCTCCATTACGTTCCACCATTATTCCAAGCTTTGGAATCATTGCCAAAGGTAACGGCTCAGGCCACCCGTGCGCCTCCCACCACTCAGAAACCACTGGGTAGTCGGTTTCGATGTCCACCATACGAACGGATAGAATCGCACGCCCGGCCAGTGTCGGTTTCGCGTCAATCTCCATACACATCGAACTTCGACACAACTGCAAGCAAAGTAAAGGGCATTGGTTGCCGCTGTCGGATGGCGATAGTTCCTTTGGTTTCGTAGGGCCGAGACAGCATCAACTGCTTATCTCCCGTGAACGGAGGTGGGCTTTCATCCATCAGATCCGCTGTCGAACGGAAATCCAGCACGTCCCAGACGCCGGTCTCCACTTCCACCTCACCGCCGAGGCTCTTGTAAATCCGCAGCGTGAGCCGGTGGACCTTGAACTGGCGCCCCTGAGCGGATCCATCCTGAAGGTTCCCCGGGTCGAGTGGCATGGTCCGAATCTCGGACGTGTAGGGCAACCCCACCACCACGTCAGAAGCGGCGATGTCCAGCGTCAGCGTGGTTCCTGCCAGCACCTTTCCCTGCACCGGCGAACCGTCGGCGAGCACGTCCACCGTCTTGCCTGTCAGGTGCGGAACCACAAACGTGGTGGCCGGGGATCCAGAGAACCGGATGGCGGAATCAAGGTAGACCCACTCGGCCTTTACCTCGGACTCGAGGTCCTCCCTGTAGCCAGGGTCGAACCGCTCAACGTAGCGGACCGTGGATCCGTTCACCGTCCGGTTCACCACCACCCAAACCTCATCCCCGGCTGGGCCGTAGATGCACGCAACCGACTCATAGGTGCCTTGCGTGGTGTGGCGGTGCCACCCCACCACGTTCTGGCTGCGTTCGTAGGTCATCCCGGCCAGAGTGCCGTTACCGGTCACCACCCACACAATCGCATCCGGCTGTTGCTGGAAGGCCGTCTGCACGATAGTGCCTTCGGTTACGTGATCGGCCAAAAGCGTCAGGTCCGGCGAAACGTAGCGGTCAGATTCAAACTGGTAGACGAACTCCCGAATCTTGCGCCCCTGACGCTGCACGAAAAGCGTCACCTCGTTGGCAATCACCGCGCCTTCGTACTTACTGCCAAAATGCGACTGGGGCCGCACGTTGACATTGGAGGGCGTCAGAGGCGACTCGTTGCTTCCTTGGACCACATACTCATATCCAGATGTGCCGACGAAAAGCGCCTGCTGCGAAACCATCCAGTTGATTGGGTTGGTTTCGATGCTGGCGATTCCGAACTCAAAAGACTCGTCATCATTCACCCCGAGTCTGAAGTTCTCAAAGTCGTTGATTGCGCTGCCCCAAATCGTCTGCGCGTTGCTCGCCGTGCCGCCAAACACAAGCCGCTGTTCGTGCATCACCACCGTCCTCGGGTGGCCCCGTCGGTCTGACCACGCGCCTTCCGCCCAGAAGGTTGTCGCCGTGTTGGCAAATAGATCCTTTACAACTGTTCCGGTCACCACTGTCCCGCTTGTAAAGCCGGTGATTTTGACAACCCCGTAAACGGAAGGATCCGTGGCTTCGATGTAAGCAACATCGGCAACCGTGCCGACAGTTCTATTGCTGACAGTGACTCGTAAACTACACTCCTGTGTTTCGTAGCCGGTCGTGGAAATGTTTCTGTCAGAGTTTCCTGCATAAGAGCGAATAGGCTCCCAAATAGCGGAACCTAGCTGCTGTCTTTCCACTGCCACGGTGGCGGCCCATGTTTTATATGTGTTAAACGCCCAGTTGCCAATGACACGAAGCGCCGCACTGCTGCCATTTGAGCCGAAGGTTTTTATTTCTGACGTGGAGGACCTTTTGTGTATCACCACGAAATATCCCCCGACGTTCTGAGCGGTGAAAATGGAACTGCTTGCTGTCAGAGTAATTACACCGGTCGTTCCGCTTGGCGTAACTGTGGTGGCTGAAACATTCTGAGACAGGGTGGACGGGAACGACCACCCCACTTCCTCAAGCGTCCAGTTGGTATCAGATAACCGGCTCAGTTTGTGCACAGGATGCAACGGGTGAACGATGTACATGACATCGTTAATCTGCACCCATTGGATGTCGAAAAGCTCAGCCTCGAGGTAAGGGCTGGCCACCTCATAGGGCACCCCTGCCAACTGCACCTGCACGCCGTTTGAGTAGAACCGAACGTACTGGTCACCGAACTCCAACACGAAGTTTGTGGTGGTGCTGAAATTAAAGCTGATTAGGCGACACTTCTTGTTCGCATGCTTGGCCGCAGCGATGAACGCGGACCCCGGGCGACGGTTTACCCCGCCGTAAGGCATCAGCGTGAAATTCTCGAGTGTCCGGCACCCGGACCCGTATTTGTCGAGGTCCGGCCGACTCTCAAGCCGTGCGCTCAGTTCCCCGGCGTTAAATGAGGAAGTGAGTTGGGAAATCATACGATGTCAGACACAAACCGCCGGCGGACAAGATCCGATTCAACCCAAGGCAGCTTACGCTTTCCTCTGGCTTCCGCTGCGTCCTTCTGCATTGCAAGTTGACCAATCTGAGCGTTGAAGTCACTTAGGTATTCCAGCCCTTGCTGACGGCTCCCCGTCAACGGCTGGCAGATCTTGGACGCAAGCCTGGTTGCCAGAGCCTCCACGAAAATTGGATCGAACTGGGAGGAATCCAGAACCTGCGACGTGTAACGGATCTGCGCGGAGTCAGAATCGGTCAGAAGCACCTTCCCTTCAATTTCGAAAAGGCCGCGCTGTTCGTGACTTTCCCATGCGTTCAACTGCCGGACCATCAGGCAGTCGATTGGGAGTTGGTACTGGTATCCCCACCCGAACTCCGGGGCGGTGGCCAGCGCCGTCAGGGTAGCCCGCTTGGATGCGAAATTCCAATCGTGCGCCCGAAGCACCTCGTCCCGGGTCTGCTCAAAGAAAAGCTTCAGGTATCGGGCGGGCTGGGATGCGTCATCAAAGGACGCCACCCGAATGGAACCGATTTTTGCAAGGGCCAGATTTCCGATTGTGATTGAGTCGGTTGCCATGGGTTGAAGCGTTTGAAAACTCTGCAAAAAGAAGGCGGCCCGCCCGGTTTTCGTCAGACGGGCCGCCCTGAATCAGTCGCGCGCTTAGGGCATGATGTACGCAATCCAGAAGGTGATCTTCTGGCCAGCGGTCATCGTGCCGGACGAGAGCGCCAACGTAACGAGAATGGTTTCATTCCCGGCTTCGATTTCGTATGGCGTCAATGCGATGGCGTTGGTGGGCGTCACTGCCGACGTCCCTGCCGAGGTCACTGCCACCGACGTGGAGGAATACCGGCTTGCGGATCCGGTGTCCCCGAGGGATGCCAGCGCCGTTCCGGTGCCACCCATTGCAGCGAAAGCATAGCGGCAGTCGTGCGGGACCACCACGGCGCCGACAGGCAGCTTGCAGATTGCAAACGTGTCTGCGGCCACTTCGGTGCCGGTGGCGGTGTAGGTCGCCCGGAGGATTTTAACGTCCCCGAATGCAACCGAGCTCTTGAGCCGTGCGCGAAGCTCGGCAGTGTTCTGAGTGTTGAACGTGTCTGCGTTAAACTGAGGCATGATCGGTGTTTTCTAATGGTTGAGGTTGACCGGCTCCGCTTAGGACTCGAGGCAAGAGATTTCGACCACCTTCTTTTCCTCAAGGCGGACAGCACCGAGGCGAGCAACGCTGCGAACCTGCAACGCATGGTTGCGGTCAGGCCGGACATCCATGCGCACTTGGTGGCCAGCGTCGCTGAGAACCAGCCCACTCTTTGCGTAAGCAAAGATCCGGCGGGTCGTGGATGCCTTCGGCAACCGCTGCGAACGCACCCAGGTGAAGCCCATGAAGCGGGTGATGGTCCCGTCAACGAGCGCACGGACGTTATTGTAGTCCGAAGACTTCACTTCGTTGACGAAGTTGAGCAGGTCATCAAGCTGCGCCTGCGTGTAGGTCATGATTAGTTCTTCTTCCTCATCCACGTCGTTTTTTCCGAACAGGGACTTGGCGGCGATGATCTTCCCGAGAGTCAACCCGGTGCCTCCGATGGCAACCTTCTGGGATGCCGGGAGCGCGGTCAACGTGGTGCCATCCGCGCCGCTGATCGCGGAACCACCCAAAGCATCAATCACAACCTGATCGCAAGTGCGCTTGTAGGCGGCTGCGTGGGCTTGAACGGTCTGGCTGGAGGGCAGCACGATGGTGCCCAAAAGACGCTCATCGAACTCGTCGAACAGGTTCACGGAATCGTAGCCCTTTTCGCGGATCCACCGCTTTGCCAGCGGTAAATCCTGCTCGGTCGTCTGACCTGCGCGGGACGTGATTTCGCGCATGGCGATTTCGTTGATCTGATTGAACGTCTTTTCCTTACCGTTGACGGTGTCAAGGGTGACGTACTCTTTCAACCGGCTCTGCTTCTGTTGCACAAGGTGCATCCAGTTTGTGCTGAACTCGGTCACATAATGTTCGGGAATCTGTTGAATAGCTGACATGGTAGTTGTGTGGGTTGCAATGGTTGCGGTCCCCAGCGTGTCAGCGAGTGTCCCGAGGAATCAGGGTCGAACGTCGCGGGTATTGAAAGCGGAAGGCTCACAAGAGGTCTCTTCCTTGTTTCGACTTGTAGAACCAAAGTGGCTAAAAAGTCAAGCCCAGTAAAAGAGGAAGGCGCTGAGTGTGAAATGCCAGCACACCCAGCGCCACCCCTATGAATGCGATGTCCTCTCGGAATCAGCCGTTCCGCAGCATGTCACGGACCAGCTGAACGATTTCAGAATCGCCGTTCTGATAACGTTCGTAAAGTGGATTTTGCTTGTTCGTCATTACGTCCTGCGCCCGCAGTTTTCCGGGCATGTTGGTTGCCCCGTCGGTGGGAGAAACCAGTTTGTCCTCGCTCGTGATCTGGCTAACCTTAAATAACGCCTGAACCACGGCCGGATCCCGGAGCCCAGGGGACTCGGGGTCAAGCCCGATGCTCTTGGCAACGCGGGCGGCTGTGTTCAGGTTCCTCTCGAAATTCTGGCCCCACGCGGACTGCAACTGCTGCTTCCCGTTCAGAAGTTCGGTTTCCATCTGCCGGAACGCCTCCTGTGACCGGGCCTCCTCCATGGCGATTTGGTGAGCCGCAAGTTCCTTCATGGCGGACGCCGGGATGTGGTGCTTGTGGGCGATTGCCGCAAACGCCTTGGCGGAGTTGTCGTCCCACGCCACTCCATCCGGCAACTTGTCCGGCTTGAAACTGTACTCCTCGGGCTTCTCAGGGACGCCCAAAGCTTTGCGGAATGCCGCGATTTCCTCCGGGGTGCTCTTCTCCCCCGGAACGTTCACCGCCGAGGACTTCTTCCCGAGAAGTTGCTGAAGCTCACCGTGGCTTTTGGCGAGGGATCCGAAGTCCTTGTACTTGGCCAGCGTTGGCTTGTAAGGATCCAGATCCCCGGGAAGCTTATCAAGCCAACCTTCGGCAAACCCTCCGTCGGCCCCGATGAAACCGCCCTGGGTTTGCTGCGTTTGCCCGGCCTGCCCGCCCGATGCCTGCCCTGCGTCTGCTGGTGTGGTCTGTTGCAACAGAGTGTCACTCATTTTGATTCTCCTTTTACTTCTTCACGCGGGTCCGTTTTGCCTTTGCGTCGTTCTCCCCAGCCGGGGGCGCCGCAAGTTTGGCCTGCACATGAAGAATGACTTGTCGCTGTCCATCCCTAATCGCCGCATGGATGGGGTCGAACTCTGAGTGCCCGCCCCGGTCGAGGGCGAAGAAAGCTGGAAAGTCGAACCCGAACGAGGTCTTCAGGTCCGCGAGAACCGCGGCCCCTTCTTCGGTTCCGAACGTGCGATGGTAGGCGTTTATAAGTTTCTGGGCCGCCCGTGCCCTTGAGTCTGCGTCCGTCATAAACCGATGGCGCCACCCATGGCTCCCATGAGCGGGGAGTCTGCCGGCACCTTACCCACCGCCGCTGCCGCTTTCGCCATCTCCGCCGCCTGCTGCATCTGCGCTTGCTGCGCGGCCGCCGCCGCCCGGCGTGCCCGGGTTTCCTCAACCGATTTCTGGGCAAACATCCAGTCAGCATTCAACCCCTCGTTCCGCGCGAGGTCGCGGGCAATCCGGTCCATGTCGTAGTTGTCGAGAACCTCGGGCCGCATCTGGGCGACACTGCCGAGGAAATCCATGTGTCGGGCAAAAGAGTTGGTTTCGAGAGCCCGAATCGCAAGCGCGATGCGGCTGTTGAACGTCATGCGCGGGGGCGGTAGGAACACTTCTCCGCTGGCCGGATCCTGCACCAGCAGAGACTCAGGCGGCTGCGGAAAATGGCCACCACGTATCAGAATGCTAAACACCCGCTCAAGCAACGGGTTGAACAGCTCCGTGGTCATGCGAGTGAACGTCGGGCTGAACTGGGTCAGCTTCTCCCCGCTCCGCTCCCCCACTTCCCGGGCCGTCATTTGCTTGTCCAGCCGGCTGAACATCTGGAACAGATCAACGTGAAAAGCCTCCTCAATCGCCTTCCTCCGAACATCGCCCCGGATCTGCCCAACATCGTACCGGCCAGAGGTGCCCCATTCCCGGGGGATCGCGCTAGGATTTGCCGGGTTGAAATAGGTCACCCCGGCTGCTCGGAGGTCAATTTCCCCATCCATCCCGGACGGCACCAGCACCCGAGGGAATGCCGCGAGTTCGGCGAGGGCGTCCATCTGTCGCTCCAGAAAATTCAACTGCCGGGCTTCTGGGAGGGCCACCCATGACGGGCTCCAGCCGTAGGCGCTGCTTCCCCATTTGAGGTAGCGCGTGGCAAAGAACGGAAGCTCCCGATAACCGCCGACCCGGCAAACGTGCCGCGTTTCCTTTTCGAGGTAGACGCTGGCAAACGGCATGTTCTCGCCGTCCACCTTCTGATGGTCGCGCTCTTCGCGGGGGTAAACGCAGTGGAGAAACCAATGCTTTTGCAGGTGGTTGTTGACGTCGCTGCTCTCGTACAGCTTCCGAAGCTTCGGGCTCAGGTTCTCTTCACCGAACTTCTCTTCGGCCTGAATAGTGGTAAGTTCAAACTCCCGACATACCGTGTCAACGGTGCCTTCCTCGTCTTCAGCGATGCTGTAAAGCCCCACGTTCCAAGTGTCGAAAAGCAAAGGCTGGCGCTTGCCTTCCTCGAGAAACATGCACGCCGTTCCAAACGCCCCACGGTCCAAATAAAGCTCGTGGATTTCGGTGTAGAAATTAGACCGGCTCAGAGCCGCCTGCGCGATTTCGGTACACCGCTTAAACCAGTTTTTGGCTTCATCGTTGTCGTCGAGCTCCGGGGGCGGCTCAAACGAGAACCACCGGCTTTCGTGCGGTGTCATCCACGCAAGCTGGCCGTTAGCCAACACCATGTTTGCCCGGATCGCGGTGGTGTCGAACAGCACGTCCTGTTTTTCAGTGCTCGGTTGAAGCGTCAGATTTGTAATCTGCGCTTTGCGAGGCATGACGTAATTGGCAATATCCTGCCAAAGCGTATCCCACGTCGCCCGCTGGGCACGCATCGCCTCGTGGCGGCGCATCACGCTCCGCGCAATCTCCGTCCGCGAAATGGCAGGTGCCGGATCCATCACCCCAGAAGGGTCCGTTTCCCGCCGTTGTCAGCCTGTGCCATGGGGCGATAACCGCCGGTCTCACCGGCGAGCAGCGTCTGCTGCATCCCGCGGCCCCGGGCGTTCCGACGGCGTGCATCCTCGGTGGCCTGTTGAACGCTGTCCATGTTCTGGCTGGGAGGGGGCGGGGGCGGAAGCGGTTTAGGCATCTCCACTTTCGGGAGCGGCTTCTGGATTTCGGCAATCTGTTTCTTGGTGTCGGCGTCCGACGGGGGGCTCGGTGCGCCACCGCCCTTATGCCAAGTCCCGAAATCCTGCCGAGACCGGCGCCGATTCACACGGGGGCTCAGTCCTGCTGATGCAAATTCAGGGGGGCGGTATGCCGCCCACAGAACGATGGTCGATAGAGCGAAAATTGAGAGCATATCCTTTTTACGGTTTTGGCGTGAAAACGCCTGAGCACGTTCTTCCGCTCCCAGAGGTAGAATGTCAACGTGAAAGGCTCCTGCCGTAAAACGTCCGCGATATTTCCGGCCGCGAGGTAAACCAACCAAGCGTCGCACTCGGCCGGATCGAACCCGTGCCACGGATCCACGATCTGCGCCGGATCCGCCATGGAGTCAACTGGCCGCCCCATGACGAAAGCGGTGGGGGTGCTAAAAACGTACCCGTTTTGCAGGTGCGCTTCCAAATCCTCCCGGAAACTCCGGGCGCACTGCTCCGCCTCGTACACCGCCGCAGCCATCCAGACCGGAGTCACCTGAGCACCCTCGGTTTGCCTCCCCCGAAATCACCCCGGAACCCAGCCACCACGCGCACCGGGGATACCCGGTGGCGAATCGCCGAGCGGTCCACCACCAGTCCGGCCCGGATCGCCTGATGGCTCAACGCAAACGCATCTGAATAGTGGGAGGCCCAGTCGTGGACGGGTACGTCTCGGATGGTCACCCCGTCCCGCTCCTCGCGTGCGTGATATGCATCCAGCGCATCCAGTCCCTCTGCGCATCCGGCCGGGTTGAATCTCATGCGAGGGAACGCATCCAGCCCGAGGTTGATGCCATCCCAAACGGAGTGCTGGCGTGGCACCGGCACAACGTTGGCGAGGCCGCCCGTGGCGAGTGCATCCTGCCAAAGCCCACCCACCTCGGCAGCCGCATCGTGGGGAATAAAATGCCCACCGTAGCGGTATCGTTTTCCCATGAGGCGGCCCGCCCAGTCGGCCGGGGTTTTGCAATCGTCCCCGCCGGTGAGGCTTTCGAGGTAGTTGATACGGTCCCCCAACACCTGCCAGATCCACACTTTTTGGTTACGGGCCGCGCCAACGTCCCACGATGTCCACACCGGCGCTTCCGCGTGCCATTCGACCGTCTCAGTCACCCGGCCATCCGCCCGAGCGGATTCAATGGCCTGCGCGTAAATTGCCCCCGGGCGCCCGACGGCAAACGAACACTCGTACTCCTGCTCGAAAATGTGCGCTGGGGTGGAGTTGCGAATGGCGGACAACTCCTCGGGCGGAATCAAACCAGAGACACTCGCGCGCAGTATTAGCGTGAACCAGTCTGTCTGCTGTTGTGTCGCAGCCTGCCACAAGCGCCAGAACTGGTTACGGCCTTTCGGGGTGCCGATGAACGTCGCCCATCCGCGATAATCTGTTAAACAAGGCCGCAGCACTGCGTGCCATGCGTTGGGGTCGATATCTGCGTACTCGTCGACCACCACCCCGTCGAGGTACACACCCCGAAGGCGCTCGTATGACTCCCCGGAATACAGTCGCACAGTGGCGCCGTTGGCGAGTGTGGCGCACAGATCCGCCTCGTTGAGTTTAACTCCCGGCAAACGCCCCACAAATTCGCGTATGTATCCCCACGCGATGTCTTTGGCCTGATCTCGGGTGGGGGCGATGTACGCAAATCGGAGAGGCGGCCCTGGGCGCCAGTAGGTCAACGCCCGGCAAATCAAATCCTGCACACACGCGAACGTTTTGCCAGCGCGCCGGTGGACAACCATGCACGCCCAACGTTGGCTCCGTTGCAGGTACGGGGCGAACTGCGGGCGTGGGTTGAGTTGAACCGTGACCGGCTCAGGCATTATTTTTCGGAGGTTGCCCTGGGGGCACGATGGCATCCCCGATTTTTACAACGATGGACGGTTGCTCACCCGAGTGCTCCAGCTCCACCCGATCCCCGTATTTTTTCGGGGCGATTTTCGAGGCCGCCCATTTGAGTGCGTCCATCCGTAGCCGCCCAAGCTGCGCGTCCTTTGCCTTGCGAGATTCGGCCACGATCTGTTCGGCGAATGTGTCGGCTTGTTTCACTCGTGCCTGCGCGTACTTCTGTCTCAGTTCCGCGTTTTCCTCCAGAAGCCTATAAATTGTCTTATGCGACGGCATGCCTTTGCACGCACATATCTCGACCATGGTTTCGCCGGCCGCGAGCCGATCAAAAACCGACTCCAGTACTTCGACAGGTATTTGGCTGCGCATAACCCTGGGCATGCAAAACACGCTCTGCCCCTCACCGGGTTTTGGCAACCGGTTTTTTGCCATGCTCCGTAAACGCCAAAAAAACGCCCCTTTTTCCGGGCTCCGCTATGGTCACCCTGCCGGGCGGCTTGCTCAACTGCTAGCCTATGCCTTGGCGCTCCGGCTCCGGCTCCGGTTGCCGTATCCGATTGCAGGTTTCGGTTTTCGGTTGGGTATGGCTCCGGTTTTCGCTTATCGCTTATCGCTTATCGCTCAACTGCAATTCCGAAACGCTGATTGCGGTGGTGGTGTACCGGGGGAGGAGGGGGGACCCCCTAAAGGGGGCCACCCCCTCCCCCCGGTGCCCCCACCCCAAGGGGGGTATTTTAAGGCCATTTTGTTGGTACAGTGTATAAACAGCTGGTTATACATACCTGTAAAACACCGCTGCAATACCGTTCTCATACCTAAGGCAATACCGACGGCATACCGTAATTAGGTATGAGGGACACCTGTTAAACAAAACAGCCCCGAAGCGGAAGCCTGATGACGGTTGACATATTCCCGGGGGCGTCCGACGGTGGGGTGCAAATGGACAGACACCCAGACCGAATTCGGAAGACATTTTCGCTGCCGAGAGTGCTCGCAACCCAGTTGCAGGCCGAGGCGGACGCCGCCCACCGGGGCGACCTCACACAGGCACTGCTGCACCGGCTCGCCCCGCACTACTCCGGGGTGGCCGATTTTTTGGCCACGCACCGCTATTTCACGAGGGCACCGAAAAAAAATCCAAAAAAGATATTGCAACCGTCGGACGGATAAGTAGGGTGTCGGCATGCAAACCGAAACCACCCAAAAATTTGGAACCGATAACGAAGGCCGGGCCTTCAGCGTGGAGATTCTCCACCCATTCAACTTGGTGTCAGTGAACTGCCAGTGGTTTTATAAAATGGCGGAATTTTCCATGACCTACTCCCCCGAGGGGGAGTTAAAGGAGGTCCGCCACCAAAGCGGTTGGTTTATAAAATTCTAGAGCCAACCCTGTCCTGAGCCCCGGGTATCCCCCGGGGTTCACGACAGGGGGCAAAGCCCCCGCCTATCCTTATGAGAACCAAAAACCCAACCCTCCTCGAAATCGCCAACAGCTTTAAGCGCGGAGTAATGACACGAACCTCGTACCACTACGTTTTATGCTGGGAAAAAAACGGGGAGGTGTTTTCCGATCCGCCCGCCTGCAAGGACTACGCGGACAGGGCTGAGGCTATTTCTGACGCAGAAATTGCATCTCGAAATCTGCGGCCCAACCAATGGTTTACCGTGTGGGAGGTTGAAGAATTTTGGGACGAAGTAGAAGAAGAGTGGGTAGTTGAAGACCCGAGCGATTGGACACCCGTCTACAAAACCGCTGGAGGGGCGAAAACCTACACACTAACCTGGAGCCGCGAGGTCCGCGGCCTCCACTCCACCGAAGAGCAGGGCGACTCAATCGACGGGGAATTCACCTCGTTCGAGGACGCCAAGGCGGTTGCAGATCAGTATTTTCGGGAGGAGAACGGATCTGGTAACCACGACACGATCGGGGTGTCTTGGGCGGTGCTCGATGAAAACGGCATAGTCTACGAGACGGAGGTGGTGCGATGAACACCCTCCTCACCCTAAGCGGCTGGGATGTGGCCGTGGTGTTTTTGCTCGGCTCCCTCGCCGGAGCCTGCCTGATGGAGGCAGCCCGCATCGGGGCCGAATTGATGCGCCGCAGGCGCCGGGCAGCGGCTCGGCGGGAGGCGTGGAGACTATGAAGAAATGCCGCAGCGCCCGCGACAGCGGGAAACAGGCAGGAACGCGGGAGCAGTTCCTCGCCATATTAGCGCAGGAAATCAGCAGGGCCTGCGACCGCTGGGAGCTGCGCCGCCACGGGCGGCAAATCTCAAAGCAGTGGGGCCCACGGTCAAAATGAAAACACAGCGCCGCCATCATTTTGGTGGTCATTGCAACACTCTGCGTCGCCTGGTGGCTGCGCCGTTAAAAACAAACAACAAACCTATGAGCATCCTAAGTAAAATCAAATCGGGCCCCACGGCCCGCCCACAAAAAACCGTAATCTACGGCGCCGAGGGCATCGGCAAATCCACGCTGGCCGCAGCATTCCCCAACCCCCTGTTCCTCGACTTGGAGGACGGCACGGCCCACCTGAGTGTGCGCCGCCTGACGCGCACCGAATTGCCCTCGTGCGCAGCCGTCCGGGCAGCCATCCGGGAAATCGCGCAGGCCGGGCCAGAGGTGGCCGGAACCGTTGTCCTGGACACCGTCGATTGGCTGGAGGCCATGGCCGCAGAGGAGGTGATTGCCGAGGCAAATGACGCCAAAATCGTATCCATTGAGGGGTTTGGGTATGGGAAGGGGTACACCTACCTAAAAGAAAAACTCACCATGGTTTTGGCGGATCTGGATCGCTGCATCCGGGCCGGGCAGCACGTTGTCCTGCTCGCACACAGCCGGGTTGCCCGCCATGAGCCACCGGACAGCGCAGCGTTCGACCGCTACGAGTTGAAAATGTCCAAGCAGGTTGCCCCATTAATCAAAGAGTGGGCGGACTGTTTACTGTTCGGCAACTTCGTCACACTCGTGACCGACGGCAAAGGCGTTGGAGGGAAAAAGCGCCGCCTCTGGGCGGAGCGCACGGCCGCCATTGAGGCGAAAAACAGAGTTGGCCTTGAGCCGGTCAACGATTGGGGCATCGAGCCAATCCGCGAGGCGTTCCGGGCGGCAGGGATACCGTGGGACACCGCCCCAGCGGCATCCAAGCCCGAGCCCAAGCCGGCGCCCAAAAAAACCGCACCGAAACCGGCGCCCGCTCCGAAACCGGCGCCCGCGCCAGAGCCGGAGCCCGAGGACAACCTCGACATGAGCCCATCCCCGGCTCCTGAGCCGGGACAGACGGAAGATCCTTTTGTGATTTGTATGCAGGCCACGTTCGCCCCCGAAGAAATCGAGGCGGTAAACTCGTGGCTCACCGAGACTGGAAAAATCGAACCCGGCCAGAGTTTCACCGACCTGCCTGCCGACTACAAAGCCCGCATCATTAAACGCCCCGAGGCATTCCGGGCGGCCGTGGTGAAGGGAGGTGCCAAATGATTCGCCCGAGCACATTACCAAAATTGGCGCTCTGCGCCCGGTACGAGTCGGAGCCAATCGCCGGGGCGGCAGCCGCCCGGGGGACCCTGATTGATGAGGCGTCGAGGGAGATTCTGGCAGGCGGATCAATCGCCGGTCGGTACAGCCGGGAGATCGAAACTGCGGCCCGCTGGTGCGCCGAGCGTGCTCTGGGGCTGGCCGGGGGGCTCCCGCTGGAGAGCCGGGAGGATGCGTTAAAATCCGATGCCGAGGAGCCGTTTCTGAAACCCGGCACAGCCGATTTGCTCTGCGTGGAAGGTGGGTGGAGCGCCGACTTCAAAAGCGGCCAGATTCGCAATTACATTGAGCAACAAGCCGCCTACGCCCTCGGGTTCATGCTCCAAAACTGGGTGGAGGAGTGGACGGTCTACCTGCTCTACCCAGACCAGGAAACCGTGGTTACGCTGCGGTTCACGGTGGAATCCGCCCGCAAAATCGTCCGGGACGTGTTGGCTAAATACCACGACCCGGAAACCCTACCCACCCCGAACGAGTATTGCGGTTGGTGCGTCAAACGTTGGTCCTGCACGGCTCGCCGGGAGGCGCTCGGCTGGCTGCCCGTCGAAGAGGGCGGCATGGATCTGGGCACTGCCAGCCTCGAGCAACTCCGCGATTTCGCCCTCTGGGCGGACACCGTGGCAGAGTTCCGGGACCGGGCGGCCGAGTTGCTCAAAGAGCGGGTGCAGGCGGGCTCCGAGTGCCCGGGGGTGATCCTTAGCAAACGGTCCGGATCCGAAACGGTGCCACCCAACGTGGTGGAGTTGCATTTGCGCGAACTCGGCACGGCGGATGTGTTGGAAGCCTACGGCTCCATGCCGGCCAAAAAACTGCGGGAAATATGGGCCAAGAAATGCCCCGGGAAACCATTTCCCGAGGACAAAGTGCAGGCCAAGCCCGGCACGGTTGCCCTAAAAATTACCCGGCCTAAGTGAGGCCGGAGGGTATTGCGGCGGCCGGGAGGCTGGTTAGGATTCATCACCCGGTGGGTAACCGCATAAAAGCCCGCCACCCCTTTTGTTTAACGCAACGAAACGCAAACAAAAAACGCAAATCTATTAAACAATAAGTTTTTGGGTATTTTTACCTCAGAAACGCCCAAATCGTAGGTGGGCAAAAATGCGTTCAGGGTCAGCGCAAAATCAAAACCCTCCCTTTTGAGGTCCGGAAATCCCGCGCCGTCCGGGGGCGCACAACAAGGAGACATAAAAAATGGCAATCAGCTATACAGCAGGAAACCCCAACGCTGGTGGAGTCGCAAAAGCAATAGCGCCAGGGGTTTACCCTCTGGTGATTACGAAGGCGGACCAAAAAACCTCGAAAGCGGGCAACCCCATGATCGCCCTGAAATTCGGGGTGCTCAAAAAGGATGGCAGCACGTCGGGCGCCGTGTACGAGAACCTCGTGTTTTCGGAAGTCTGCTTTTGGAAAGTGGACCAGCTTTTAGCCGCGTCCGGGAATCACCCCGGGGAGGGCGAGCCAATCGAACTGGAGGCTGCGGAAATGGTGGGGTGGGAAGTGTTCGCCGAACTCGGGATTGAGAAGGACAACAAAAACAACGACCGCAACTGCGTTCTGGATTTCCTCGACGCAAAGACCGGGGCGGCACGGTTGAAAGAGCAGGTGGCCAAGAAAGCAGCGGCGGCGAAAGCCAAGGCAGCGGCAGAAGCTGACGAGGAATTCGCATGACGTTCCAGCTACCTCTCCCGCCCAAGGAGCTCAACCCGAACGCCCGGTGTCACTGGGCGGTCAAGGCGAGGGCAGTAAGGGCGGCGCGGATGGTGGCACAAGCTGAGGCAAGGCGGGTGCTCGATGACCTCGGGTGCCCGCCCCCTCGCTGGCCTCGCGCTTCGATGCGGGCCAACGTCTACGTCTTGAATGCCAAGCGCCGCCCAGATCCAGATAACCTCATGGCCAGCCTGAAAGCCTACCTCGACGGCCTCGCCAGTGCCGGGATCGTTGCAAACGATAAAGAACTGTGGCCGGAGCGTCCGCGCTTCCACGTTTGCGAACGCATGCCACGCATCGAAATCACTATTTGCCCAGAACCAGAACCTAAAAACCCATGAACTACATCATCGAACAACTTCAGAAAGCCATGACAGCGGACCTCGAGGCCGCGCTAATTGAACGCGAGCAGGAAATTCTTGAACACCTGCGCAATTCTTCAGACTCCCGGGACGACGAAGACCCGCTAAAATTCAGCGTCAGCCTGAAAGGGACCATCAACGTGGATAAAAACACCATTGAAACCGCCTTCGGGTATTCGGTCAAAACGGTGCTCAAAGGGAGGCACACGCTGAGGGATCCGAATCAAACGGAACTGAGCTTCAGGGAGGCAATCGAATGAAGCTCCGGCCATACCAGCAAGCCGCCATTGAGGCGGTCGAAGCGGGGTGGGGCGACGCCCAGCGCCAGCTTGGAGTGGCTGCCACGGGCGCCGGAAAGACCATCATGTTTTCCGCGCTGGCCGCGAGGCAGCCCGGACGGACGTTGATTCTGGCGCACCGGGAAGAACTGGTGAATCAGGCCGTTGAAAAACTCCGGGCATCCACCGGGATCCACGCGGACATTGAGAAGGCGGAGCGCCGGGCTGACCATGACGCTCAAGTGGTGGTTGCGTCGGTGCAGACCATGCGCAGGCGGCTTCTGAAATGGGACCGTGACCATTTCGGTTTGGTGGTGGCAGACGAGGCGCACCACGCCCTTAGCGACGAGTGGCAGCGTGTGCTGGGGCATTTCGAGCCCGCACGGACGCTGGGCGTGACGGCCACCCCAGACCGTGGGGACAAGAAGGGGTTGGGGCAGTATTTCCAGCGAATCGCGTTTGAAATCACCCTGGTTCAACTCATCGGAGAGGGCCACCTGTCACCGATCCGGGCGTTGAAGTTGCCGGTGAAACTGGACCTCCGGGGGCTGAAGCTTCGGGCCGGTGACTACGCACTCGACCAAGCGTGTGACATGTTGGAGCCGCGCTTGCGTGACGTCGCGCAAGTGGCCGCCCGGGAGGCTTGGGACAGAAAGATGCTGGTGTTTCTCCCTCGTTGCGACGTGGCCGAGCGGTTTGCGGCGGCTCTCACCGCCGAAGGGATGCAGGCCCGGTTTGTTTCGGGGGCCTCGGAGGATCGGGCCGAGGTGCTGGAGTGGTTTGCAAAAGCTCCGGCTGGATCGGCCTTGTGCAACGCCATGCTGCTCACCGAGGGCTACGACCAGCCGGACGTAGACGCCATCCTCTGTCTGCGCCCCACCAAAAGCCGTGCGCTGTACTCGCAAATCATCGGGCGCGGAACCCGGCTGGCGCCCGGCAAAGAGAACTGCCTGATTCTCGATCCGCTTTGGCTGGTGGGGCAACACCCGCTTTGCATGCCTGCGGATCTGGTGTCGAAAGACGAGAAGCGCAGGGCAGCCACCCAGAAGCGGCTCGAGGAGGGCATGGACATCCTTGAAGCCACCGAGGCCGCAGAGAATGACGTTCAAGCCACCATCGTGGAGGAAATCGACAAGGCCGAGCGGGACAAGACCATTCCCCGAGGGCTGATCGACCCGCTCGCGTGGGGCGTCGGAATCCAAGACGGGGATCTGGCCGGGTACGAGCCGACGATGCCTTGGGAAGAGGAGCCACCGACCGAACGTCAGATGACGGTGCTCGAAAAACATGGGTTCTGGTTGGAACACATGACCCGTGGTTTGGCGTCGAAAGTGATTGACCGTCTGACAGAAAGGAGCAAGCTTGGACTCGCCACACCAAAGCAGCTTGCGTTCATCCGCAAGCAGAGGCTGCACCCGTCACCAGAAACTGTGACGTTTGAGGTGGCGCAAAAACTAATCGGAGGATTCTTGAGAAAATGAATGACTTGAATGAACTGGAAACGCTCATCGTTCGATGGGCAAAAGCGCGGGGCATTATCCCAAACGCGACACACGAAAGCCAAGTGCTCAAAGCAGTGTCCGAAATGGGCGAACTAGCGGACGCCACGGCAAAAGGTCGAGATGACGAAATGAAAGACGCCGTGGGTGATGTGCTGGCTTGCCTCATCAACCTGTGCGCGCTGAAAGGGTGGTGCTTGGCTGATTGCCTCGGTGCAGCGTGGGAGCAGATCAAGGACCGCAAGGGAGTGCTGCTGCCGAACGGGTGCTTTGTGAAGGAGGAAGTGAAATGACTGACGAGGCGCAGAGGGATGCGTTTGCGGCTTCAGAGCTGCACCTCAGAAGATTTTTACACGTTTTTGGTTCAGTTGATGGAGATAGGGCGCGTCAATTCCCTGACTTTACATATAGGTTTGCTTCGTGTGTCCCTTTACTCACTTGCGAGCGTGTAGATTTTGTAGTCGAAGTCGACGAGGATGACGCAGGAAAATCTGTCGTTCAGGTTTTCTTGCTTGCAAACAAATCCACAATAGCAAATCAGCGGAAACTGATTTTCAAGTTTTACGCCAACACTTGTCAAATGCAGGAGTTTAGAGAGTTGGCATACTGGGCCGCAACCGAAGCCTTCAACTCGATCAAGGAAATCAAACAGGAGGAAGCGAAATGAGTGACGACGAAATTAATGAGATCCCACCAGAGAGGGTGTTAGATCGCGAATCTATTTTGCGGGCGAAGCTTAAAGAAGCCCTACAGGATAGGGATGAGGCGAGGAGGGAGTTGCTTAAAACAATTTCCTGCATTGAGCAGGCTGTGGATTTCCACCAAGTCCACAACCAATCCTTCCAAGCATCCGTGATTAGGAACCTTTTGGAAAACATCAACCAAAGGAGGAAGCATGAGTGACGACGAAATTAATGAGGAAATCTGCAAATATAATGGGTGGAAATTTAGCGACCATCCAGACCACATTGCAAAGACAGCATCATGGGAGACTGCCAAATCGTTTGCGATTAAGCCGGATGGTGAGTTTGTTTTTAGGCGTAGCATCCCAAACTATTGCTCCGATCTGAACGCCATGCACGATGTGGAGAATTGGATTATTGCAAACAAATCATCGCTTTGGCTTTTTCAGGATTACGCACAAACCCTTAGGAAAAATTTCCAAACACTCGGTCTGGATGGGTACATCCACGCCACAGCCCGCCAACGTGCAGAGGCTTTTCTGCGAACTATTGGAAAATGGAAGGAGGAAGCGAAATGAGTGACACACCGGAAACGGATGCGGAAGCGATGGACGGAATAGACGGTTACGGAGACCCGTTGAAAACTTGGGACTACAAGGCATCCAAGGACGGTGAAGTGGTCCCAGCAGAATTCGCACGCCGCCTTGAGCGCGAGCGGGACGAGGCAAGGACCATCGCAAAAATGGCGTACATAAGGATGACCGGACTTGGGGTGTCAACTCACACCCCGATTCAGCTCATGCACGATGCAATCAAGCAGTGGAAGCAGGAGGAAGCGAAATGAAACGCTTTGAAATAGGCCGCAAAACCGCTTCGTTTGTGACTTTCACTGAATGGGTTACCGGTCAGGCGCCGGAGGTTGCAGAACCATTCAAGGAACTTCGGATGGTTGTGTTTAACCGCACTCTTCTTGGGTGCTGCGCATTATTGGTTTTTTGGAAGCAGGAACAGGCAGAGGCGTTTGAGGTGACTCACCTGAGCCGAGTGGAAAAGGTGCTTACCGCTGGGATGCTCGAACAGTGCGGAATCAAACTGGCCGCTGTTGACGCTGCCTACTGATGAAACTCCGAAAGATTCCGGCGTGGCTGGCCGAACTACTAGCCAACCCTCCCGAGGCCGGAGGCGGGGTGCATGCGTGGCTTTTTCGGGTTGCCCGTCAACTGCACGCGCACTGGGATCCTGAGCAGATCGAAGCCGCGCTTGTGGCGGCCACCCGCTCTTGCAAGCGGCTGGTGCCTGTCACCGAAATCCGCAACGCCATCCGCAACTCGTCCGGATCCGCGTGGAAACCCACCCGGCTGGAAGCCGCCACGGTGGTTCTTGATGGCGATGACGAGTGGGCAGGGGTGCCGGAGCCCGACGCCGTTGAGAACCTTGACAATCGCCCGGCGGAACCGAGTCAACCTTCCCCCGTGGTCGCCCCTCGCCCTCGGTGGCCGCGCCGGGATGGGGTTGCCGTCGAACTGGCATGCACCCGGGCCGAGGGCTCCGGGGTGGGTTCTCTGTACGACCTCTTTGAACGGTCCCCCATCCGCCCTCCAGCCGGGGCTGCCCCGGGGGGGTGGATCGCCAAGCTGTTCGGACATTCCGAGTTTGTCTGCCTAGGGACATCGGACCCCAAGACAGCCGCCACAAAGCGCCGGCCAGAATGGGGAGTGCTCCCGGCGGATGCTGCGCTGGTGGTGGCCAACCCCATGACCGCCCGCCTCGGGGCCACGCAGGACGGGCGCCCTTCCCCACGGTGCCTCGGGAACACCGGCGCCCGGCGCTGGGTGGTGCTCGAGTTCGATCAAGGCAGCATTGATGAGCAGGCCGGGTTGCACTGGTATCTCAACGCCCAAGCGGTGCGCCTTGGGTGGCCCACCATGCGCCTTGCGGTCCACTCCGGGGGTAAATCACTGCACGGGTGGTACGGGCCGGTTGAGTCTGAGGAAACCGCCCAGAAACTCATGACGTTTGCCGCACGGGTGGGTGCGGATCCAGCCACCTGGAACAAGTGCCAGCTTGTTCGGCTGCCTGGCGGGCTCCGCCCCAGAAAAGAAAAGCCAGAGGCCGCCAGCCTCCCAGAAGGATGGGAAGAACCCAGCCTTGAAACCGTCCGACAGGAAGTTTATTTCTACGCCCCCTTTGAACTGCCAACCCCATGCGAATCTCCGAAATCTTCAATGCCTTCCGAACCGTCAATCTCCTCTGCCACCCGGACCCCGGGGGCAACCCTGAAGCGGCGGTCATCGCCTGTCCTCGCTGCGTTGCAGACCTTGGATTCAGTTTAGATCCAGACCAACCGGCGGGATCGGCATGCTGCCCGAAGTGCGGGTGGGCGGCGGCCGGGGCGGCATGGGAGATTGCGCAGGCCGCAGCCCGGGAACCTCGGAAGACCGCCGAGGCGCTTCCCATGGTCAACCTTGACGATGCGCTGGCCTACAAGGCAGATCCCCGGGAAGAAATCTGGCCGGGGGGGATTCTTTCGATGGGTGACCCAACCGCGATCATCGGCGCCCCGGGCGTTGGCAAAAGCCGACTGATGCTGCAAAGCGCAATCTGCACCATTATCGGCTCCGACTTTCTCGGGTGGGAAACTAATGGCCGGGGGCTTCGGTGGATGCTGTTGCAGACCGAAAATAACATGCGCCGACTTCAGTACGACTTGAGCCGGATGGTTTCAGACCTGACAACCACCGAACGCGAGGCCGTCAGGGACTGCTTACGCATTCTCGACGTCGGCCGGATGGAGTTCGCAAGCATCATAATGAACGAGGACCACCGGGACCGGGAACCGATTGTCAAAACGCTTCGCGGCTTCCGGCCGCACATCGTCGGGATTGACCCGCTGCGTGACGCCGGGGCGGGTGACCCTAACGAGGATGGCGCCATGACGGACATGTGCCGGGGCATTGCGTCGGCCGTTCGAGAGGCTTCACCGAAATCCACGCCGCTCGTAATTCACCACGGGCGCACCGGGGCTGCCGAGGCTTCCAAGGTTTTCGGGGATGACGCTGCAAGCTTCGGCCGGAACTCGAAGGTACTGATCGGATGGCTGCGGTCCCAGATCAACGTGGCAAGCGCCGGAACCCAGCACCCTGGAATCATCATAGTCGGGTGTGGCAAGAACTCAAACGGTCGGGCATGGAAGCCGTTTGCCGCCAGACTGAACGAACGAACCATGTGGTACGAGCGTCTTTCGGAATCTGAGTTCAACCTCGACGAGTGGGAACGCGGGATGGTGGGGGGAGGAAAAGGCGGATCCCGGAAGCGTGAACCTTCACCAGCCGAGGTGCGAGGATACATTCTGACCGAAGGGGGTGAGGTGGCCGACCGTGGGACCCTAGTGAAGAAACTCACCGGCGCGGGCCTCGCATCGTCAACAGAAGCCGCCGATGCCGGGATCCGGGCTGCCCTGCTTGCAGGCGTGATCCGGCGCAAACAGGTGACACGCAACTCGGTGCTGGTGTCAGTCTTCCAAGCGTCAGGCGGTACGGACACCCCGTGAACGGGTGCGGTTGAGCTCGGAGAGCACCGCCGAATCGGAAAGGCCAATCGCCCACGGTGGGCGCCATTGGAAATGCGGAGCGTCTGGCATGCGTGTCCACCGGCCGCCCCACTCCAGCCCGAGGCTTTCCCCGATCCGGCCAGCGGCTGCGTAGTTTGGAGAATTTTCAAGGTAATCTCCAGCATGCGAAAAGACGCCGATGTCAAACGCCAGCCCGAAATTGTGCCAAGACTGGCCGCCCTTGGCCTTCGTCACAACGTCCCCCGTGATCGTGCGTCCCTTCGCATAAAGGGCGTCCTGCTCCGCAAAAGTGCGGACCCCGCAAATGATTTTCACACCGAGCCCTTCAGCCTGGCACCGCTCAAGGAATGCTTCGGCCGTGCGTTGTAACGGCTCCATAAGGCCGGAAATGTTTTTTGCGCTCCTTGGATCAACGGTGAAACCTTGGGTTGGGCGTGGCTGTTTTGCAAACTCACCGCAGATCCGGGCGTGAATCGCTCGCCACGTCACCGGACCGGCCACCCCGTCGGGTGTGATTCCAAGCACAGACTGGACTGCTCTGATCTGCTCGGCCACCGTCATTTTGATCCGTTCTTTGAAAGGCGAACGTAAGCGCCGTCAACGGTACTGTACCCACCGCACGCTCGAACGCCGTGGGTGTCGGTGCAGGCTTCAATCCGAACCGGGATGGTTTTGCAACCGGTCGCTAGAACCGCCAGGAGAAGGGCTGCGATTTTCATTTTGAATCAGAAGCAGCGATGAGGCCGACTCCGGCGGTGATTGCGGAGAAAAGCTCGCCAAGGTGGGAGACGTTTCCGGTTTTCAGGTACTCAATCCCGGCCCTTGAGACCGCGGCCAGAATTGTGAGAACCCCAAGGATGGTGGTGCGGATGTTTTTCATAGTGTCAGCCTTTGCAAAAATAGCATGGGCGCCCTTCGCCTTTGGCTCGCGGTTGATGCCCGCCTTTGCATTTGTAGAACCTACAATTCTGGTTGTGTCGGATCCCGTGGCTTGAGATCCATTTCATCTGCGAAGCGCAACTGGCAAGCAGACTGCTCATGGCGATTCCGGCAAAAGCTGCGACCAACCCGGCAACACGGAACGGGCATTTGTCCTGCTTGCAGTTCTGCACCGCCTTCAGCTCCCCCTGCGCCCGCCCGTTGTCGCCTTCAAGCCGCTCAAGCCGGAGCCGCATTTCCACCCGGTCCTTTTCGCACTGCTCCGACCTTTGCCAGAGAATGCGAAACAGGAACACAAGCGCACCGGTTAAGGCTGAAATGCCCGTCAGGAGGGCTTGCTCAAGGCTCACAGCTCAACGTCAACATTGAGCTTTGCCTTGGCAACAGAAATCACGTCTTCGTTTTCCCAAGAATCCCGGCCATCAACTTCGGCGGCCGCATAAAGGTCCACTTCGTTCAAAGTGAAATCCACTTGGTAAACTGTTTGAATAGTGAACTGGCACCTGCACGCCACAGTGCCGGAACGCAAATCCAACGTCATTTCGGTTAGCTTGTATTTCATGTGATTAAGGGGCGGTGTAGCCTTGGAAGTTTGCCCGGACGGTGCCAGCAGCAGAAAGGTTGGCGTTGAGTGCTGCGTTGGCAGTCGTAACGATTTCCGTTGGGAGCGCGAATGCAACAGGAATGTTGATGGGAAGCGTAAGCCTCCACCGCTCAGTCGCGGCATCAAGGATAATTAAATCCACCGCAGACGCCCCGGTATTTATCGCCTGAACCGCAGTGCAATGGCGCTTCAATCCAGCGCCAGCGGCAGCTTGAATCGCGGCGGCGGTGGTATTTGTAAGCGCAAGCGATGCATTCCACCCAGCTTCAGGAATTGCGTAAGGCTTTGTAATTGGAACACCAATCAGCGTTCCAATAGCCTGCTGCTGACGAGCGGTAGTGCCTGCTGTCGGGTTGGCGGATACACCTACTACGGATGTCAACAGTGGCAGCGGCACTGTTGTGCTGTTGTTCCCAACAGCCCCTTGAGCCGCAATTGCACTAGTTACCTGTACAGGCAAGGCAATGGTGGTGTCGCTAGATGGACGCGGTGCAAACTCAACGCGCTCTCGGCTATAACTAAAAAGCCGAGCCCAAGAAGCACGACTGCAAGTTCTTCGGATAACTGCGCCGCCAATGTTAACGCTTGCAAGCGTGGTTGGAATCACGGTTCCGCCGATTGGAACAAGGTCAAGTGAAGTGGTTGCGCTGTTGGTAACCCTGTAAACCCCATCCAAATTGGCATCAACGCCAAGGGTGTCGTATCCTCCAAAGAAGTTGACGAAGTCTCCGTTCAGAAGTCCGCTCCAGCTTGCAGCCCCCACAAGCGTCAGAACACCGCTGGTGATGCTGGCAGACTGAACTGCCGTGGCCTGCACGCCCTGCGCAGCTTGGCCGCCCTGTGCGCGTGCCATGAATCCTCCGTTGCCAGTCCCCGTAGTGGTAGCACCCCAAACAACGGTGATCGACGTTGGAGACACCACAGACAGAACCGCCGTCGGAGTGGCGTTGTTCGGGTAATCCGTTTGGTTACGGCTGCCATACATCACGACAAAATCGCTCGTGGTGTACCCATGAGGCCTGTCGAAAACCACGGTTGCCGTGGTGGCGCCCGATTTAGTTGCCGAAATCACTCGGGCATTCGGAACGGTCAGCCCTTTGTTGTTTGTTGCCCGGAACCTGAGCCGATATTTTTTAGTTGGACTCGGGCAAACGCTTGTCCGAATCGCTCTCTGGGTGGTGCCGGTCGCGACGTCAACAGCAGAATCGAACCACTGGACTCTGTCGCTCGCCATTTGCAAGCGGAACTCAGAAGTTGGCGAAAGCGTGTAGCTAAACGGGTTCGAAGACAAAGCCACGGAAGCGTTGGTGGCAACGGGCGCGGAATGGTTGCCCGTGAGGGAAGCCCCGGTGACACCAGGGGAGGCGTCGCCCGAATTGCTTCGGAAATAGAACGAAGCATTGGTTGCCGTGGCGCTCTCGAAAATCATGCTCGTTCCGTCGTTCGCCAACCCTAGGCGGCGCCGAACATACACGAAAACGCCAGTGGCCGAAGGCGTTGCGGTCACAGAAGGGATGGCGCCAGTCGGACCTGC